CTTGGCGGGCTATCATCTGATAGTGCCCATCCTGCTATTCGCTATTCTGTACGTTCTCGTAACAAGGTGAGGTTTGACATGAGTAAGGCAGAAATCATCGCCCGCGTGGCAGAGGCATACTGGGATGCAATGGGTGCCGTGGAAGAGGTCATGACAGACCCAAGCCCTATGCCGTTCCATCAACGGACTATTGAGGTCCATAAGGCTATTCTTAATGCTCGTAGCAAAGCCATTGGCAAGTTGCTCGTAGAGATTGAGGACACGCCCACACATAGGGCTGAGCCAATCCCCGATGGTGATACCATCATCAAGCCCCGCCCGAAGATCACGATTGAGGAACCGCCCGTAAAGCGCAGAGGCCGCCCTCGTAAGATCGACATCATGCTGAGAGAGCTGAACAAGCAGATCGAAGAGGGCAAAAGGCGCATCGCTTCGTTAAACGCAAACCCCTTAGACCCGAAAACGTACATGACCGAAGAGTACCGGAAATTCCTCTATGACCGGTCATTGCAGGGCATGGCTGAAAGAGCGGCCAAAGCGGGCAAGCAGAAGGGCCACAAGAAGTGACCAAACGCAAAGAAGGCGCTGTCAAAGGCAGACCTATCAAATACCACGATGAGCTAATCTATAAGATAGCCGACAAGGTCGCTGATGGGCTTCCATTGGTACAGGCATTAAGAGAGCTGGGTATATCTTCAACAAGACGGTTCTTTGAGATTATGCATGAGAAGCCGCATTTTCGCGCGGTTATCGCCCACGCGCGTGAGGCACAGGTCGAGAGCCTCGTGAACTTGATGTGGGAAGAAGTGCTCAAAGCGGACGATGACAAGATCCGGACGGCCCAGCTGCGCGTTGGAACAATCCAGTGGCTGCTTACACGGTATGCGCCGAAGCAGTTCTCTGAGCGGGTACTGGCCGAGATGGCAAAGCAGCCCGAGCCGATAAGGGAAGAGCCGACGAAGGTCGATTACGACTATCTCACGGTCGAGGAGCGTGAGACGATGATGAATCTGATGCAGATCGCTGAGCAACGTAAGAGCGGCCAGCTGATCGAGGGCGCGGTTGAAGAAACGGAAGAGACCGAAGAGGTCTATGAGATCATCGAAGGGGAGTTAGAAGATGAGCCAACAGAACAAAGTGCCGGAAACGATCAATCTGATCGTCCTGCAAGCTGACAAGAACGGCCAGCTGACTGCGCTGAACCATCCCGTGCTGCGCCAGTTTTCGAGCGAGTACATGATGATCGTGGCGCGAGCCATGAAGGATCTCGCCAAGGGTCTGAAGACCGAGGCGCAGGCTAAGGCGCTGCAAGAGGCGTCAGCGGCTGCTGCTGTGCTCAAATGACCGTGACCCAGCTCAACCCGCCATTGCCGCTCACGACGCCGAAAGGGGCCGCGCTGGCACACATGCTGATCGACTATGGGCCGGAGCACGACCTAATATGGGTCTGCTTCCAAGACGATACCGGCGAGTGCTGGAGCTGGGCGAACCCGGAGATCCGGGCGCAGAAGAACATCACGATGGGTCGCACGCTGAGACCGAAGGGAGCCACAGCATGGGCGTGGTGAACGACAAAGTGATTCGCTCGGGTTGGCACTGGCAGTTCGGCTGGCTGAGACGGCGCGACCTCGATGATGACAATGGGTACTGCTACGAAGAGCCCGATGGCGATCTGCTGTACTTCCGGGACAGCGAGAACAAGAACATGGTCTATCTCGATCAGAGGCTGGACCATCGCACTGGCAGCCCCTACCTATGTTTGAACCATGCTGAGCCATCCGAAGTTGATGTAAGGCGTCTCGTAAACTTCTTTATGAAGATCAAGGTGCATAAGAGAGCGAAGAACCGATGACGAGCGAAGCCGATGCCTTCCTGCGCAAGCGCCAACTAACCGGCAACGACAAGGACAAGCTCGCTCGCATTGTCTGCGAGGATAAGCTGTCGAAGTTTATCGAGGGCGCATGGAAGTACATGGACCCGAGCCCGTTCAAGATGGGCTGGCCTATCGAGGCGGTGGCTGACCATCTCGAAGCGGTGACGAAGGGCCACATCAAGCGGCTGATCATCAACATCCCGCCACGCATGGGTAAGTCATCGATCACATCGGTGGCCTTCCCCGCATGGACATGGGCGCAGAGGCGCATATCCCCGACGAGCGGTGCGGGCGTGCGGTTCCTGTTCGCGTCGTATGCCCACAACCTCGCGCTTCGTGATTCGAACAACACGCGCCGGTTGATCCGCTCCAGCTGGTATCAGCGGAACTATGGCGACCGGTTCAAGCTCCTGCCGGATCAGAACAGCAAGACGCGCTTCGACAATGACAAAGGCGGATCTCGATTGGCCACATCGGTCGGCTCGGCGCTGACGGGTGAAGGCGGCAACATCATTGTGGTCGATGACCCAAACAATGCGAAGGAAGCATTCTCGGATGCCGTGATCCAAGGCACCATCGATTGGTGGGATCAAGCGCTTAGCACGCGTCTGAACGACATGAAGAACGGCGCGCTCGTGGTGATCCAGCAGAGACTGAGCGAGAGCGACATCACGGGGCATGTGCTGTCGAAGGATCACGGGGACTGGACGCATCTGTGCCTGCCGATGCGATACGAGTGGCGGCGGCACTGCAGCACATGGGTAGGGTTCGATGACAAGGGTAACGACAAGTGGTTCGATGATCCCCGTGGCTGCGATGATGCGAAGGTACCGCTGGTCGAAGTGGATGAGGATGGCGCTCGGATTGCCGTTGACGCCGAAGCGGAAGAGTTTTTGGAGAACGAGCGGGAAGGTATGCTCCTATGGCCCGAACGGTTCGGTGAGCGTGAGGTCCGCCAACTTGAGAGAGACATGGGCATGTGGACGGCAGCGGGTCAGCTGCAACAGCGTCCCGAGCCCAAGGGCGGCGGCGTCATCAAGCGCGAGTGGTGGCAGCCATGGGAAGGCGCGAACTACCCCGAGATGGATATGGTCATCGCCTGTCTCGACACGGCTTATACGGAGAAAACGAGTAACGACTTCTCAGCCTTGACCATATGGGGCGTGTTCAGTGGGCAGGCGGCTCGGCAAGCGGAGAACTACATCAAGCGCGAGGGGCGTGGCGAGTACAAGCTGCAGAGCAACGTCGAGGCCGAGGACAAGTTCGACAGCGCGCTGGCCGTGAAGTTTAAGTTGAACATGGCGAATCAGTACGAGGCGTTCCCTCGGTTGTTCTTAGCGTATGCGTGGCAGGCGAGGCTTGAGCTGCATGACCTCGTGCAGAAGGTTGCCAGCTCCTGCCGCCAGTTCAAGGTCGATAGGCTGCTGATCGAGAATAAGGCGGCTGGGTACAGTGTGAGCCAAGAGCTTCGGCGTCTGTATGGGCACGAGGACTGGGCGGTGCAGCTGGTGGATCCGAAGGGGCAGGACAAGCTGGCTCGGCTCTATTCGATCTCGCATCTGTTCGAGGAAGGGCTGGTGCATGCCCCGAACATGAAGTGGGCTGAAGAGGTGATCACGCAAGTGAGCCAGTTCCCGAAGGGCAAGCACGATGACCTTGTCGATACGGTGAGCATGGGCGTGAAGTATCTGCGCGATACTGGAATATTGGTGCGGCAACCGGAATGGGCGGCTGACCTCGATGAGAGCCGGAAGCATCTCGGAAAGGCACCCGCTCCGCTTTACCCCGTGTGAGTTTATGGGTATACTTGTGACCTCTTAAATGGAGGTTATCATGGATATCAGTAAGCAAGTGTTCATGCAGGCCGCGATTGTGATCGATCAGATCACGCGGGAATATTTAGACTTCATCGCAACGAAACGTCAGTTCGTGGCTGAGCGCCTCATCAATGCATCGGCGATTGATGACGATACCTATGAAGCGATCAGCTCGGCGGTGGATCGCACGCTGTCGATCATGCGGCACGTCGAGGAGATGGGCACGGGTGATTCGACCGGCCATAAGGTGCGGCAGAAGCGCCTCGCCGAAGTGAAGTCGATCATGCATATCGCTCGGTCTCATCCCCAGTCTGCGCTGAAGCGGCTGGACGGTCTGCCGAAGAAGAAACTGGTCAATGCTTAAAAAGAAGGGAAACAGAATGATTGATTTAGACGGAATTGAAACCTTCATGAAGCAGGGCGCTAGCCGCAAGGTCGCGCAGGGGCTGAAGAAAGACATATCGCAGTTAACCGTTGAGGTTCGCTCCAAACACAATCTAAGTCAGCGTGCCTTGGCCGATATGTTTGAAGTGCGACAGGCAACAGTATCAAGATGGGAGATGGCGCAATCAGTTCCTCGCCCGTGGGAGGTGAAAAGGCTTTTTGATTTGTTCCACTCCCACCCGTCGCCGGAGCCAAAAGAGCGTGGATGGGGAAGGCCAAGCATTGGTAGCGCGAAGATGAATATTCGCGATCAATTTGCCGCTGCGGCCCTTACCGGCCTACTATCGAATCCAAAACTTGCAGACACAATTCTCAAGCATGGCGGTGCTGAAGGCGGATGGGTTGAAGAAAATGCTTATGCTTATGCCGATGCCATGATGAAAGCTCGGGAGGCTAAGTGATGCGTAAGATATTAATTTTGCTGCTGCTTCTCGTGGCTTCCCCTGCAATGGCAAAGCCCGCGAACACTGAGTGCGTATCCGCTGACGGCACCCGCTTCTATATGGTCGCATCTAAAGGACAAGTGATGGTCCAATGGGAGCGCGGCGATTGGAACGAGGCCTTTGCGGATGTCGAGGGCAACATGATCACGGTGACGCAACTTGCGCCCTATGGCGTGATCGTCATCGCGTGGGATGTGAAGACGAACTCTGCCTATGTCGTGATGAAGAACGACAAGACGGGCAAGCGCCATGAGACGCGCGCGAGGTGCTGGTTCAAATGAGCGAAGAAGAAAAGGTTATCAACAGACTGATCGCAGACGTTCAGCATCTGAATAAGCTTGTGCAGTGGCAAGCCGCAGAGAACAGGCGGCTGCGCGAGGCGCTGCGGACTATTGCGGACGGAGATACGCCAAGAGAACACGCAATCGTATATCGCTCTGACGGCGTTCATTCAAAGCATGACAAGTGCAAGCATGGCGCATGGATGTATGACGGGTGTGAAGATTGTGTGGCTGAATATGCCCGCGCCGCGCTTGGGGAGGGGAAGGAATGACTGCGTACGAATTTTTGGAGGCCGTGCTTAACGGCGATCTAACAGATAAGGCTATTAAAGAGAGATGGGATCGTTTGTGCGATACCCTTAAAGATCATGATCCAAGCCAAATCAAGATGATGATTAGCCAACACATACTTGATGGCATTGTTCAGATTGAAGCTGATGACGGGTTTGGCACAGAAGGAATGGATTTGTGAGCCGCGCCGCGCTTTGGGAGGGGAAGTGAGCCTTCCGCCGGAATACTTCCGCAACAATTACGGCCAGTGCCGATTGGGCGATGCATGTCATTGCGTCCGCAATTTAGCAAGCTGGATGGGTACGATGTGCGCGCAATGGATTCCTACCACCGCCACATCGTTTGATGAGTTGATAGCGATTGCCCGCCGGGAGCGTGCAGCCAAAAGGGGAGACCACGATGGACGAAATGACAGCTGACTTGCAGGGCGTGCTGCTATCGCGATTGAGGGCAGAGGAAAAGATTTTGTGGATCCGCCTGTACCTCATGGCGCGCTATAAAGCGTTCTCGGCTTCGCAGATTGACGTGGCCGAAGTGCTGGGCATGAAGCGTTATACGTTTCGGAAACACATCTATGCTTTGAAGAATGAGGGTGCTTTGACGATCAAGCGCAAGTATAACAACGGCGACACCCGTGGCTGCTTTGGGGCAACCTATCAGCTGGTGCCGGTGGAATTTTGGACAGAGAGCGCAAGCTCGAAGGCGTGAGAATGCAGCGCGTACTATGCAATGCTATCGTGGACGTGGAGCAGCCCCCTGCGAAGGATGGTAAGGGGCTGGGCCGCTTTCGCGTTGAGGTATGGGGCAAAGAGCCCTACGATTATGTTCGCATCTACCAAATACAAGCTGCATCTGATAATGTAGCAGCGCAAGAAGGCCTGCGCCGTTTCGTGGAAGAGATGGAGTCAAAGGCCTTAGATTAAAGGGATATCGGATGCCTCTTGTCCCCGGTTTGAAGCCGAACCTCCGGCAGATTGCTCCCGAGCCGGAGCCTATGCCCAACGCAACTGATGTTGTGGTCGAAATGGTGCAAGGCGGCGAAGACCGTCCCGAGATGGACACGGATGGCAATATCCTGTCGATTGAGCACGCCGATGGATCGATCAGCGTCTCGCTCGATGGCCGCCCGATTGAAGAGGCGGAGGGCAAGCATCCCGCCGGTTGGTTTGACAACCTTGTCGACGACATCCCCGACATGGAATTGTATGCCATCGCTGACGATTTGCTGCGAGGCATCAAGGACGACTTGAACAGCCGCCAAGAGTGGATCGATGACCGTGCGCAGGGCATTAAGCTGCTGGGTCTGAAGATTGAGATCCCCGGCTTGCAGGGCACGCCCGATGGCGCTCCGGTCGAAGGCATGAGCAAGGTGCGGCATCCGCTGCTGCTGGAAGCCTGCCTGCGCTTCCAAGCCAATGCGCGCTCAGAGCTGCTGCCGGTCGATGGGCCGGTGAAGATCCGCAACGATACGAACAACTCGACGTTGATCGATGACCAGCTGGCAAACGCTTATCAGAAAGACTTCAACCATTATCTGACGAGCACGGCGAGCGAGTATTACCCCGACACCGACCGCATGCTGCTGATGCTGGGCTTCGGTGGCACAAGCTTCAAGAAGGTTTATTTCTGCCCGTTGCGTAATCGCCCCGTGAGCGAGAGCGTGGATGCCGATGACTTGATCGTGAACAACGCCGCGACGGACCTCGCGAATGCTAAGCGCGTGACGCACCGCATATTCATGCGTGGCAGCACAGTGAAGCGGATGCAGATCCTCGGTGTGTACCGTGATGTCGATCTCTCGACGCCCAAGGCTGCGAACCTCGATGCAGTGCAGCGTGCGAAGAATGATCAGCAAGGCATCAAGCCCGATACGATGAACCCCGAGGACCGTGATCGCGAGATCTACGAGTGCTATTGCGAGCTGAACATCGACGGGTTCGAGCACAAGTATAAAGGCAAAGAGACCGGCCTTGAGATCCCGTACCGCGTGACGATTGACGTTTCGAGCCGTCAGATCCTTAGCGTTGTGCGCAATTACAATGAAGACACGGCAGAGATGCCGGTGGCCCGCAAGACGTTCGTTAAGTACACGTTCGTCCCCGGCATGGGCTTCTACGATATCGGCCTGCTGCACATCCTCGGCAACACGACGAATGCTGTCACTGCCGCATGGCGCGAGTTGCTGGATTCGGGGATGTTCAACAACTTCCCCGGCTTCCTCATGGCAGACATGGGTGCCCGTCAGAACACGAACATCTTCCGGGTTCCCCCCGGTGGTGCGGCCTTGGTGAAGACCGGCGGCATGCCGATCAATCAAGCCATCATGCCTCTGCCCTATAATCCACCGTCAGCCGCTTTGATGCAGCTGGTGGACAATATGGCTCAGACGGGCCAGCGCGTGGGTGGGACGAGCGAACAGCAAGTGGGTGAGGGTCGGGCGGATGCGCCTGTCGGCACCACGCTGGCGCAGATCGAGCAGGCTCAGAAGATCCTCAACTCGGTCCACAAGCGCATGCATGCTGCGCAGGCAGAAGAGTTCGCCCTGTTGGCAGAATGCTTTGCAGAGCATCCGGACAGCTTTTGGCAGAAGAACCGCCGCCCCGCCTACCCGTGGGACGAGAAGACATTCATGCAAGCGGTCGAGGATTGCGATCTCGTGCCGCAAGCCGACCCGAACACAGCCAGCCACACACAGCGCTTGATGAAGATCGTGGCGCTGAAGCAGCTGCAAGCCGCGAACCCCGGCATGTACGACCCGATTGCGGTCGATACGGCAGCCCTGCAAGCCATTGGCTGGAGCAACCCAAGCCAGTTCATGGCCCCGCCGGAAGCGCAGATGAAGCCGCCGCCGGAGCTGATGCAGGCGCAGGCGCAGACCCAAGCCACTGTCATGACTGCTCAAGCGCGCATGCTCGACGCGCAGACCAAAGCGCAGCAGGCGCAGGCGAAGCTGGGGCTGGAGAACGGCAAGCAGCAGCTGGAAGCGCAGATCAAGATGCAGGACATGCAGATCAAAGCGCAGAAAGCACAGCTAGAAGCCATGAAGCTGCAGACCGAATCAGCTTATTCGCAAGAAGACATCGCCGCCAAGGAAGCGGATCGTTTGTCGAAAGAGCGCATTCAGCTGATCGATCTCGCGCAGAACATCGCGGTGCATCCCGAGAGCGCTGCGCTTGTGCAACCTTTGATTGAGCCTGCATTGCAGGAGCTTAACAACCCCCGCGACGGAGGCCAGTGATGGTAATTTCCGCAACCCCAAGAGCCGCCGCCGCTGCTGAAGAAGCTGTAAACATCGCGAGGCAAGTGACCGGCAAAGGTGCAAAGGCTTCTGAAGGTGCTGCTGCGCGTGGCCTTTCCTTGCTGGGGAAAGAGTTTCAAGCAGAAATTAAATCGCTGGAAGATATGCTGAAGCATTCGTCGGCGATTAATGACCCTGCCGGTGCAGCTCAGATATGGGATAAAATTTACAAAGAGATTGCCAAGAACGCGAAGTTCCAAGGCAAGCCGATTGGCCCCGGCTCTGATGTCATCACATACAAGACGGCAGACGGAAAGCTGATTAGCCAAAGCATTAAAGACCCGCCGCCGGTAGGCGCTGAGCGCATTTCGCTCACTGATGCTGATCTTCGTGCAATGATGCCACCGCGCCCTGCCGTCCCAGCTGAAGCTGCGCCGAAGCCCGTGCATTCGTATGACGCGCCGCGCCCCGCTGGCATGGAGCCGCCCGTCTCTGCCGCACCGGTGCAAGAGGCCGTCGATACTGCAAAGGCCGTGACGGGTGGAGCGCCGCCGCGCGCTACGCCGTGGGGTTCTGCGCCGACACAGCCGTCTGCATCGGTCCCGAGCGTGAAGCCGTCTGCCAGCCCCGAGCCGGACACGTTGCTGAAATATGGCGTATATGCCCCGGCAACAGCTGCTGGCGCGGGCGCTGTAGGCACCGGCGTCATGTATGGCTACGATCCGGAGCTGACACAGAAGGCCATTCAAGCGGCCAAGTCGGTATACGGCATTGAGCCGGACTATAATCCGTCGCAGTCAGTGGGCGATGACATGGCAAACCCGCCTGTCATGGCGTATCAAGGCCCCGGCGTTTCTTACGATCCCAGCGATTTTGTCTCTGACAACCTACCGGGGCGGCACCGCGAAAGCGCTGTGTCGTATGATCAGAGCGATTTCTTTCCCTATCCGGAAACGCAATACAACCGCCAAGGCCCATTAGCCGATAGGCTTCCGGGTGGTGGATCGACAGTGCAGAGAGCTTTGACCGCATCTCGTGGCAGCCCTCGTGCTGAAGTGTCCAGCACACAAATGCCAGCCGCACAGAGCGCGGATACAAGCTCGCTTGCATCATTTCTCCGTGGCCGCTTCGGCGAAGCTGGTCGTGGCAGCGCGATGGAAGACCGTCTCACGGCAGCGCAAGAAGCGCGGGATCGCATGGGCGAAGGCATGGCGTCGGGCGGGCAAGTTAACAAGCCGCACAAGGACGCTGCGCTTCACAAGGCACTTGAGATCATTCATCATATGATCTCGCGTAAATAAGGGTTACCCAATGGCTGACGGCAACGATTGGTCTTATTACTTAGACCGCGCAAAAGAGGTATTGGGGCAGATCAATAAGTCGCCGCAAGACATTCGCCGCAGCACATTTGAGTATTTGTCCGATAAGGGCGTGCCGTTAGAAGAAGCCTATCGAATGTCAAGGCAGGCGGGCGAAAACTATGAGACGAAATCGGCGCGCTCTTCTCTGATTTACGGGCTGGATCCGAAGGTCGCTACAGCGCAAATTGCGTCTGAAGTCCCGGCAATGACGGAAGCTATGCGCCCAGCTATTGAGCGCTTTCAGAAAGCGACTGAAGGGCAAGAGCAGCCACAGCCAATCTATCAAGGATTTGCCGGTGGCGGCGCTGTAGATGGCGGCGATATGTTCCCGCTGCAACGTGCATGGAGCCAGTACCGGTCCGGCATGCGAGACGGCGGCGTCCCGGATGACGCGATGGCTGCCGCGCCAGCTCCGGCACCGGCAGAAGAAAAGGCTCCGCTGCAAACGTACCCAGTTAAGTACAAAAGCTGGTCGGATGTGCCGACGATCAATCCGCAACAGCTTGTTGGGAAGAAGATTTTCCCGATCTTCGCTGATTTGACGAAGGCCGGTGACGCTTTCCACGGCATTGATGCAAGCAAGTTG